CCATGTACCTGTAGTATCGCCAGCAACAGTTATGGTTTTATATTCCCAAGTGTTTGCGGCTGATATTGTGTATGTAAATGGATATGAACGATTAAATGCATTATTAGTAAACGAACCACCAAAAGTCCCAGTTAATGAACTGCGAACCCAAAATGAAAGAGTTGCAGTCTTAGCATTTGCAGTTCCCCACCCAAGGTCTGCAAAATTGTATCCTTCAATTCTTTGGTCAACAGCAAAATAATCATTAGTACCAACAGTATAGGCAGAAGATGAAGTGACACCTAAATAATTAGTAAAACCTACTGGTGGGGTAACAGAACCAGCGTTTTGTTGAATTGTTAATTTTGATGTTTGTGATGCCTGTGTTTTCCATCTATCTAAAGTATATTGATTGTCTGTAGGAGTAACACTAGCACCAGCATTACGCTGATCGATCGTCATCCCGCCATTAATTATTCTATTGCGAAATCCTGGAGATACCCCTGTTGAGGCTTGTTGGGCTAAAGAGACTGCGTTTGTCATTCTGTTGCTCCCTTAGGAAATTTGGACTTTACGGCTTGTACTTTAGCGAGCATCTCAGCAGCAGCCTCGCCACCTTTCCATAAAGCATCTAGTTGGTCCCCGATGGGTGGGTATTCTGCTTGGCGTTTGGCGATATACGAGTGGGCTTGTACGTAGGCTTCTACGGCTGCCTTGTCATAGGATACCTCGTTGCCAGCTTCGTCATAAGCGGTTTCATTGTTTTCTACTCTTGCTACATTACTGTATAGAGTAATAATTGCAGTTGCTTTGTTCATGCCGCAATCTCCATAAGAGTTACTGTTCCTGTTCCGCTACCATCCCCAAAATCTATATTTCCACCTGAAGCCTTAATCCAGCAAGTGTATGAAGTGCTAGATGTTGTTGATGGTGAATCTAAATAATTAATTGTAAATGGGACTTTTACATTAGTAGCACCATTAACATAAGCAACAGGAAAAGCGTTTCCTGAATTTGGTGAAATGTTGGTAGTATTATTTCTATAAATTGTTGCTTGATAATTTTGACCAGTTGATGCGTTATAAAAAATATACGACATAATTACTAATATTTTGCTAGATGAACTAGTAGGAGTAATTGACCCAGTTAAACTAGTTTGTGTAAATGATGTTGGGCTACTATATGTTGTTTGCCCTGTCAAAGTTGCTTGAACCACTTGTAACACAGAACCAGTAGGTAATGTAGCCTTTGGGATTACCTGCGTGCCAGTTAATTTAGAACCAGCCATCGACAAGATATACGAATCAATTACTGCATTATTCTGGGCTGGAATCGCATTTAACACGCTCGACACATAGAACGACTCCACGACTACCAAGTCGCCTGAGCTTGCGGCAGAAGCCAATACTACTGTTGTACCGTTAGTAGCAGTATAGTCGGCTGTGCCTAGTAAAGCACCGTTACGGTAGACGTTGATATATCCGACTGTGTAAGAGGGTGGAGTAAAGGTTGTCTGTCCAGCCGTTGCTGTGAACTCAGTGACAGTCCGATAAGCCGTGGATGTTACGCCACTAGCGGGAATGCCTAGAAAGCGTACTGAGATATTGCCTGTTCCCGCTGGAGGTGCGGCAGAGAATGTGAGGGTTGTACCTGATACGCTATATGTATCTGGAGATTGCAAAACGCCACTAACTGCAACCAATATCGAGTTAGTATTCGCTGGGGCGGTGCTTAATGTAAATACGGTTCCAGACCCATTTGCACTAAATTGATCTGTTACAAAAGCAGCTGTGGTGGGGGATGCGCCTATATAACTCACGATTGGTTATCCTTCTCTTTTTTGCATTTCATGGTATGCCTAGATAATAAATTGTTAAGGTATGGTTTACCACACAATACGCATGGGGTACTGTTTTTTGCTTTCCATTCTGGATTAGACTTTGTCTTTGATACAGACAAACTTCTCTTAGCATTTCTCTCTTTTTGCTTAGATTGATAATCTTCAGAATTTATTGTTTTCATCAAACTGCTTTTTCTTTTTAATTCCTTTTCTGCCCAACTTGGATCAGACATTAATTCTTTAATTTTTGCAGATATTTTTCTAGCTCTCTCTGCACCAACAGTATTTTTCCATTCTTCACTATTAACAGTTGCAGAATTTTTGCGATTTCTTTCAGCCTCAATATGCACCCTATTAGGGTCTTTCTTTGTGTGAGACAACTTAATAGCAGCCTGTTTACCAATTGTTTCTTTCCATTCTGGGTTGTTTCTAATTGCAGAAATCTTAGCCCCAACAATTTTACCTTGAGCCTTTTTGGTAATTCTCATCTTGACTAAGGCTTCTTCTCCCATATTCCCAAAGCATCCACTTGCTAGTGCTTGATTTATATAGAGATCACTTTTGGTTACATTTAAAGACCGCTGTAAAGCATTTTCCTTATCCAATGCTTCTTGTCTATCGTTATGTATAGACACTACCTTAGTTTTAAATAAATGACTGTTTTCCTTTAATTCTTCCCGCCATACAGATTTGTATTTTGCCGAAAGAACTGTACCGTGATAACCGTCAGCAACGTTATCTACACTGGTTGAACCAATATAGAATGGCGGCATTTTATTGCCCTTGTAGACTGTTAAATAGGTACAGTATTGGATCATGATTTTGGATAACGGTCTTTTACTGCTTGAATCTGGGCTTTCCATGCGTCTATGCCCTCATGGAAGATGGTGTCAAACTGGTCGGCAAACGATGGGTAAGCTGCGGCACGGAGGTCTTTATAGGCGTTAGCATCTACATAAGCCTGAACTGCGGCTTTATCGTATGCGACTTCGTTGCCGTCTGCATCGTAAGCAACATCGCCAACAATAGTTACAACAGATGAATTTAACTTTCTAATTGCTTCGTGGTTCATGCCGCAATCTCCATAGCAGTAATTGTTGAACTTGCACCACTTCCCCAAAACACATTAAATACTCCAGCACCAGCTTTGTAATAAAGCGTATATGTTGTTGCAGAAGTTGTTGCTGGGGAATCATAAGAAATATTAGTAGCTGGCACCCAGTTTACTGTTCCACCACTATAAGTTAATGAATTAAAACCTAATGAAGTAGAGCCATTTCTGTAAATAGCCGTAAAACCATAATTTGTAGCCGCATTATTAAAAATTTGAAAATTAGCCATTACTAAAATTTTGCTAGTAGCAAATTTAGGTGTAATAGTTAAAGTTAAAACTGTGCTTTGTGGAGTTGTGGATGATGTTGATACTTGTGTTGGGCTATCAAATTGAGCATTAACCACTTGCAATACACTACCAGTTGGTAAGTTGGCGGCTGGTAAAATACCGCTAACAGCACTCGCTGCTGGAATTGTACTTACTGGCATTATGGTAACTCCTTCACAAAGTCTTTTGCCTGTTCTGCGGTCATGGTGTTGCCGTCTGCGTCTTGTAACTGTGCCTTGTCTTCGAGGATGGCGGTCTTGAAGTTAGCGTAGCGAACATAGTTGCCAGTACCACCTACTGTTATATAATAAAGTCTACCTGTTGTTAAACCACTAGAAGTAGTATCATTGGGTAGCATACCCCAAGTGTATAATTGCCAAGTGTTAATAGTTGATACGTATGAACCACCTAAACCATCGCTTGAATATGCTTGACCCGTGTAACTAGCCGTTGGTATTGCTCGCATAGTTACTGGAAAATACAACATATTAGAATTGTATATAGATGCTGAGTTGTATGCTGTTCCACTTGAAATTGTCATTGTTGTAGAAACGACAGTAGATTGGTAAAAATATCTCTGACACAAAGCCAATTCAGCACCGTATGAACCACCCGCTGTTGTGAAGGTCGTTGCCTGTGTGCCTACTTCGAGTTGTACGCCTGTGATGTACAAGTTTGCCCCACTTGTTCCAACCAATGATGTTTGACCAGTAGCGCCTTCAACATAACTACTTGTCCATGCGCCAGCGGTTCCTAAATAATTACTGCCCAAGCTAAATAAAACTTTAATTCCTGAACCGTTAGTCGTTCCCCAAGTACCGTCTAAACATCCAGTGATGGTAATAGATTTTTGTTCCCAAGTATTTGCGGTGTTAATAGTGTAAGAATATGGATAACATCTAGTATTATCAGCATTTCTTAAAGTTCCACCAAAAGTGCCAGTTAATGAACTACGCACCCAAAATGATAAAGTTACTGTTTTAGCACTAGATGTTCCAAACCCTAAATCGGATATGTTGTAACCTTCAATTTGTTGTTGAAGCCAAAAAGTATCAGTGCCATTTAATGTATAAGCTGAATTTGAACTTATACCAATAGAATTATTAAACCCAGTTGGTGCAGTTGAATATTGCCCAGCGCTAAATTTAGCTGATTGAGTTCCATAAATTCCCCATCTATCAAGAGAATACTGTGTTCCCGTTGTATCATTGTTTACTGCGGTTGTGCCGTTTCTTTGGCTTATTACCATCGCACCGTTAATAATGCGGTTCTTGAAACTGATACCTAAGTCTTGCTGTACATCAGCGTTTAAAGTACTCCAGCTAACCGTATTCTGACTTGGCGTAATTGCCTGAGTCGTGGTGCTGAGGTAACGCACGTAGACGTTCTGTGTGCCAGCCGATGGTGCAGAGGTAAAGGTAATAGTCGTACCGCTGATGGTGTACGCATCGTTAGGTACTTGGACTACGTTATTAACCACTGCCTCGATGTCGTTAACAGAGGCTACTGTGCGGGTTAAAGTAAAAGCAGTCTGAGCGCCTGTACCGTTGAAGTAGTCAGTGCCAGAGATAAAACTCTGGGTGGTCGGCGAATTGCCCAAATATGTCATAATTGTGCTCCCACTGCAGCCTTAGCCTGCCATTGTCTAATGGCACACTCCCTGCGTTTTTGTCTATAGTTTTCGTTAATGTATAACATTAATCTACCCTTTTTTAAACCATCGTTTATTTTAGTTTGAACTAACTCCGGTTTTACCCGGTAACTTCTCACACCATCATTTAGCCAAACTAACGAAGATATTATTTTAGCTTGTCTTTTGTATGCTTCCGCCGGTATTACTTGTTTGGCTCTAGCTTTTCTTAATTTGGCTTTATGTTCTTCTGATCTAGGACCAAACTTTATGCCAGTCATTCTTCTTTTAGTTGATTCTGATACACCTTGTTTTGCAATAGCAATCAACCTAGAATTTTGATACCTTTGTTGTGTTGATGGATTAACTTGCATCATGTGAACAGCCAAATCCATTTTTTCTTTATATTGATTTTGAACACAACGAGCCAATAAACAATGTGCCACAAAATGTTCTCTTGCTGTCAATATTACCAAATTGCTCTTTTGTTTTTTACCGCCCATGGAATGGGGAATGATATGGTGTTTTTCAACATACCCAGAAATGGCAGTCCGGGTTTTTGCTTTGTCTACCAAAGTCCAATACCATTTAGAATACTTGTTGTTTTTAAACAATTTTAGGTGATATTGAGTACTGATGCTACAACGTCAACGGATGACGCTGCAGAACTTACAACCTTTAGCGCGTCAGAGGTAATAAGAACAGTCTTCATGTCACCACCAACGACTACCAACGTTCCGCCGACCGGCACGGTGCCACTTTTGATGAGGTAGTAGTCTACCGCAGAGCGTGTAAAAAACACATCTACAGTTACGGGTGATGTAGTGGTGTTTGCACAAGACAAACCGATTAGGGTCGTCTGTGTTGAGGCACCAACCGTAACCAGCGTACTGGAGGAGGTTCCCACGTTTTTTGCTACGTATGAAGTGAATGTATTTGCCATTTTGGTTCCTTATCCAAGAGCGATTGCCATTGCCACAGCGGTTCCGGCGGGGTCGTTTAACTGCACGATACTAGAACCCGCCGCGTTTTTAAAGTAAGCTACGCCATCGGCAATGTTTAATCCGAGTTCACCCAACACCAAGTTTCCAGTTGTTGGCTGTGTACTTGCCGTGCTGCTGTAGTATAAACTAATTGGTGTAAAACCTGCCTGTGCCATATCTATTCCTTATAATACTCAAGATTTTTTAGTAATCTTTCGTCATTGGGTTCAAATTGTAATGCGTTGGTGCCGTGCCTAATTGCTTCTTCTTTAAATCCTAACCTGTAGGCTGCGATTGCCGCAAGATCGTGCGGCCTTGCCTTCCAGTTGTTTGC